TAGTCCTCCTCTTTCTCCTGTAGCTCCTCTTTCTCCAGCAGCACCTGTTTCACCTAGGCCTCCTCTTTCACCAGTAGCACCTGTGTCTCCAGTAGCTCCTCTTTCTCCAGCAGCACCTGTTTCACCTAGGCCTCCTCTTTCACCAGTAGCACCTGTTTCACCTAGGCCTCCTCTTTCACCAGTAGCACCTGTTTCACCTAGGCCTCCTCTTTCACCAGTAGCACCTGTGTCTCCTAGGCCTCCTCTTTCACCAGTAGCACCTGTGTCTCCAGTAGCTCCTCTTTCTCCAGTAGCGCCGGTTGATATGTTTGTATTATTCTCAGACCCCCACTTGTCAAATACAGTTGACGCATTCTCATAACTAACTGTTTGCCCGTCAGTGTAAGTTCCCGGCACAGGTATAAAAGTTTCCATCCCGCCCGTTTGCCTAAACACACCTGCATCAGCGTCATAAATCCAGTCTCCAGTATCTCCTTCTACAGACGATGAGGTAGTGTCTATTGCTCCTGTAAGGTCTGTATCGCCTCCTAGAAGGTCTGCTGTGGCTGCTTCTTCACCTAGAAGGGCTGCTTCTCCACCTAGAAGGGATGCGTCTCCGCCTAGAAGGGCTTCGTCTCCTAAAAGGTCTGTAGCAGCATCATCAATAACCTGCTGTGCAGCAGCGGATTCGGCTGCGGCTGCTGCGGCTGCTGCGGCTGCTGCGGCTGCTGAGGCTGCCTGTGCAGAGGCTTCGTTGGTGTTAAGGTCTGCTAGTTCTTGCTCAGCCCTTGTAGGAGTTGTTGTGTCAGAGGCTGTGTAGTTAATAAGTCCGTCAGAGTCGAAGGCTGTGTTAATAGCTCCATTGCCCGTGCTAGACAAGCTATCAGCTGTGAAGTTAGAGTCTGTTACTCCATGAGCTTCCATTACACCGTTCAGTGTTCCTGCTATGTCTGTTGCGTTCAGTCCGACTACCTGTCCTGCTGTGGCTATGTCAGCAACTATACGCTTCAGAGACTCCTCTGGAGTAAGAGTGCCATTAGCCACCTGCTCTGCATTCTTAGCATTCTCACCTTCTAACCAAACCTGTAGCTTAGTCAGATCAACAAGGCTAACCGAATCAACCTCGTCTCCATATACAGCAGGAGAACCATCAGGGTTAACACCTGACATGTCTAATAGACCACCCACAGATGCGTTGTATAGGGAATCGTTTCTAGCAGATATAGTGTTACCGAACAAATCCCCGAAGGGGTCATCTAGGGCTGAACCTATTACATTAATTCCTGTGATCTCCATACTCTACCCCTAATTAGCCACTAGCGTTTTGTTGTTTCTTTCATCTACTAACTCTTGATACTTTGCATCATCAAGGTGAGTAACAGCAATCCACGCGTGAGTCATCTCATCGCCAGTACGGCTTCCACCCATCACCCACATGTCTGAATCGGGGTTGTTGGGGTTGTCAGCTGTGTTGTCATACCACTGCTTCAGTACCAATACTGCACCAGTAGGAAGCAGAGGAGCGTAGTCGCTGTCGTATAAGTGGCTGTGATGCCACGTAGCACTCCAGTTAGACACTTGACTAATAGATTCTGTCCTACCTGTCTCTGGATAGAATATCTCAAAACTAGCTGCATTCATACGCAGATGTCCGTGAGGCTGCCATGAGTCTATCCTTACTGGGTGATCAAAGCTGTGAAAGGCTTGAGTCATATAGTAGCCATTAGGTGGTATAGTTATATCATCTTGATTGCCAATTCTGTAGAGCTTTAAGTCTTGCTTGTACGCAAGCTCTTTAGACTCTTCTACGCTGTATAGCCACAATCCAATCTCTACTACATTATCTTTAATCAGTGTGCCGGGGGCTATAGCACCTAAACCGCCGGGGAACATGTGAATGTCCCAAGATATTTCAGCGTTAGCTGGGATTGTTCTGCAAATGTTATCAGGGACAACTTCGCCCCACTTACCCATAGCATACTCAGTAAGCATACCGTAGCGTTCACCGTCTAGTGTTATTGTAGAGTTGGCGTGGTGTACTACGCTCTTCGCATCGCCTCTAGGCTTAACTTGTACAGCTTTAATGCACCTATCTTCAGTCAAACCACTGGCTACATCGTGCTTGTGCCATAAGTCGTTACCACTAGCAGGTATGTCTATAGGTGTTGAAGCAATAATTAGAGTAGGCTCTCCTAAGTCTCCGTAGAAGTTCCATTGACTAGGATCAGCAAGAATAGGAGCAGTAACTATAACGTCTCTGTCTCCATACTGTGAACCTGTATCGACCCACTCAGCTATAGTGTCTATATCTTTCTGAGATAAACGCCAGTCACCATGCAAGTTTTGTATGCCAATATTTGCATCATAGGCATAAGGAGGCATCTCTCTGGTTATTACTTTGTGCTGTATCAGAGGACTCCAAGGTCTTATTTGCTCGTAAGTCTCAAACGTCATTGGGCCAATACCGCCTTGACGGTGACACACAACACAGTTGTCGTTAATAATCTGAGCTACGTCATCTACATAAGTAGGCTCGTCAGCGTAAGCCAAAGACCCCCACATCCACGCAAACAAAAAAACAGTAACTATCAAAGGAAACAACTCATCTAAGTGGTCTTTCATTCTTGAGTACCTCCCTGACAGAAAGCTAATATTTGTTCTGGAGTCCACTCTACAGGTGCTTTAATTATAATCACTTCTCCTTGTGTATCTGTAAAGTAACCCTCTGCGTGTATAGAGCCACAAGCATGTGTGCTACCTTCTAAGATGTCAAGAGTAGTGCTACATCCAGTAAAGAGCAGTGCTGTAGTTATTAGTAATAAAATTCTCATATCTTACCTGTCTCCTGTAATAAACTGAAAGAACCTAACTGGATAGTACAATAAACCACTTTTAAAGCGTCCTATTCCTTGTACTCCTAAAGCCTCTCTAAACACTTGATCACTTACCTTCTGTGACTTTACTATTTCTAATTCTCTACCATGAGTACAGAGGTAGTCGTGAACTACTGCTGCTTTTCTATTCTTAGCGTTTGCTACTGGAACAATAAACCTCACTACTCGTGGTACACTAGCTAGGTCTGTAAAATACCCTGCTGGTACAGTGATGTCTTTATTCAGTAAAGAGCTAGTGTAAGTAAAATCTTCTACTACTTCCCACCCTTCTGACACGACCCTAAGTAGTAACTCATTGTGGAAGTGACTCATCTAATCCTCTTTCTTTATCAGTGTTACTGTTGCTTCACTACTTTCTTCAGGTAGTGTTATAAAGTAATACAGCTCTATTAATTCTTCTACTGAAAAGTTACCCTGAGTTGCTTTGGTTAACTCTATCATTAAGTTCTCGCCGTCTTTGTCCCAAGAAGACATTAATAAGTGCCACCGTCAACCGTAGACAATGTAAGAGTACCTGTAGCAGTTAGATTATCTACCGTTACTGTTCCTGTAAACGTAGGAGACGCGGTGTTAGCCTTACTATTCACTGCAACAGAGATTGCATCAAACTCTGCACCTATTTCAGTTCCTTTAATTACCTTAGCAGGATTGCCGCTAACCATAGCGTCTTTGGCTGCAAAGTTAGTTATCTTAGTATAGTTACTCATTAGACAATCCTTCCTAGTAATGCGTGTATGTTTATCTCTTGTATAGCTATTGACTTACCCTCTACAGTTGACTCTACACCAACAGATACCACAGTTCCTTGACCGTTAGTGTTGATCTTCTGGCGATTAATTAGAGAGATAGACGATGAATACTCAGCCTCTGTGTTAAATTCAGATATGTTATACTGACCTACGTTTGACTTAGGAAGTGTATACGCTTGTTTCTGATAAGCTCCTGAGTAGTCATACGCCCAGTTAAGCACTACTATAGCTTCAGCACCATCAAAAGTAGTTAAGTTAATCTTCTTTAAGAACTTTAAATTAGACGTACTACCAAAGCTCAATGGATGACTAAAGTAACTAAGCAAGTACCCAGTGGTATTGTCTGTAAAGCCTGAGTAACTAGCCACTCCTGTAGAAGAACCTATGTATAACGCGTCAGACGCTAACGTAGTAAAACATAACGGAGATATGTGCGACCATGTTGTAGCTCTATACCCACCATCTTGTAAAGGAAAACGGGTATCAAAGCAGTAAACAATAGCTAAGTCAGTAAAGTTAAGAAGCACAAACGCCTCACGAGGAGAGTAGTGCATAGTAATGTTGCCAGTCTCTGCTGCAAACAATGACTTAATATCGTTGTTTACATTCTTAGAAATATCACCAATAGGTGCTGACTTCTCTTGAACAGTACGAGCAAGGCTACGAACACCAGAGTCATCTAAGAAAATCAAGTCTTTACCAGTAGACACTACAGCGTCTCTTGATACACAACCTACATTAGAAATAGTGTCACTTAGAGCCATAGTCGATGGGTCTTCAGCTCCGCTATAAATAACAATTGAACTACGACCAAAGATTACTAAGAAGCCATTGTGAGCCGCTAGAGCAACGATAGTGTCATACCCTGTAGGCCACACCTTAGTTATGTCAATCGACCCTGTAGAGCCTCCTGTCCAAGCTGAGCCGTCAAGTAAGTCTGACCAGTAGATTGTAGACTTATCAGCTGTAAAGTCTGCTACCCATAAACGACCAAACGCTGCTAGACACTCATTACCCTGTGGCGGTGTGCCTGTAGAGTGTGCATGAGATGACATCTTCTCCACTGAGCCTACGTGGTCTGAATACATTAAAGGCTCATAACCACGCTGAAACATATACATGTGATCGTTAAACGATACAAACTTCCAGTCATTAGCCGTAATGGTATAAGCCGCAGGAGTTGCATCTACTAGAGTAGTTGTCCCTGTAAATATCTTGTTGTTACCTGCTGATAAGAATGTAATATCTCCGTCAGCAGCAACAAACTCACCCATTGCCTCTATACCATCAGAAGTTCCTAAAACAGCAGCGCCGTTAGTAGTAACCATTGTATAGCCTTTACGTGAGGCTACTCTTCCTTCTTTATCAATTACGCAGTTATCCGCAACAGCAGCAAAGCTAGGCTCTTGCGCTAAGGGTGCGTCTTGCGTGTTAATGCCTGCAAATCCGGGAGCTGTGATTGTAATGCTCTGTAATTGTTGAGCCATTATGTTTCCCTATACTGCCACAAATGTAGTGTCTTCTGAGTATTTGTTAGCATCAAATGCAACGGCATCAGATAGTGCAGCATCAGCAAGCGCAAACTGTTCTGCTGCTGTTTGACCACCTGTCTCGCCTCTTTCACGTAATGCCATACCTAATGCTATTTGTAACACAGGATTAAAAGGTACTTTTAGAACGTCTGCGTCAGCTGTTAAGTCTACTTGCCGTACAAAAGCATCAAAGAATAAAGTGTAGATGTCATCAGGCTGAGGGTAAACTTGTACAGTAATGTCTCCGTTAGCATCAGTACCTGTAAAAGCAAACTCAGTAGGAGAAGAACTTAAAGGAGTACCTATCTTATAACGCTTATTCATCCTACTTCTGTTACTAGCACTAAGCACTCCCTTGCTTGTTATGTTCATTGCCTCTCTAACTTCTACGTCTTGTCCTGCTCCTGTTAAAGCATAAATAGACGTACCGTCAATCGTATTAAACTCAATAGATGTACGCAAAGCAGACCAACTGTGGGAGTCTTCTGCAAGCTGTTTTGCATCATTAACAAAGTCTCCAATTAAAACTGAATAGCTTGTCTCTGGAACTGTGTCTACTTCGTTTTCTCGCAAGCGGCGCAGTACGCTATTGACTAGCTGTAAGTACGTCATATAACTACCCCATGTATGTGAAAATAGCGCCTACTACCGCTACAATAATAATCCAAATAAACCTTTCTAATATCTTAGAGCTAATCATACTAGCTGCTAGGCCATCTACTTTTGATTCAATTGCATTTACTTTATCTTCTATATTAGTTTGTCGATTAAAAACAGTGACTAGGCGTTCTTCTACTCTCGCTAAAGACACTATAGCTTCTTGTAGAGTGTCTATCTTCTTCTCTACCCTGCTCAACCTATCTTCCATGACTACTTCTCTTCTGGTGGCTCTTCTAAAGACCCTGAGAGCATATTGACAAAAGCCTCGCGGCCTACATTTAACTGATCCATATTGAATCGTAGGTTGCCTAGCTTCTTGTCTAAATCACTGATGTGGTTAACCATCGCAATTTGCTGCTCGGTTAAGTCTTCAATGTTGTGTTCTACATCGTTTACTGTAATGGTTTTATTTTCATTTTTAGCCATTATAAGTTTCCTTTTGTTTAAGTTTAAATTACCACGGTACGCCATTGGCGGTTACAGGGTCTACCTGACCATCAATGTTAGCTTGTAAACTAGTTTCAGTAGCGTCCTTGTC